AAAATCCTAAGGGTACGAAAGTATCTATGGATTCTAAATTTGAAGCAACAATACTTATGTCAACAAAATCGAAGAGATTACGGAAGAAATTTCCTAATCATTCTAAGAGACCTATCTGCGTCAATCGTCTAACCGGACTTAGTGATAAGAAAGGAAAGACGAGAGTCGTTTGTATTGCAAATATCATTTTGCAATCCTTCCTCAAGCCTGTTCATGAACACCTGTTTCATCTCTTACGAAAGTTAGAGACTGACGGAACTCATGATCAGGAGGCACAAGCACAACGTGTTCGTAGGGCCACAAGACTTGGTAAGTTTTGTGAATCTATTGATATGAAGTCTTGTACGGACAGATTTCCGGCATTATTTCAATGTTGGGCTCTGTCCAGCCTAGGTATCTTGAGTGGGGCGCAAGCTCTGCTCTGGTATATCTCTTTATGCTGTACTCCTATCTTATATTGAAATGAAAAGCAATATAAGTGGGATACACTGTACTATCGAGTCGGTCAACCGATGGGTTGTTTGAGTTCATGGGCCGTTATGGCCATGTCTCACCATCTATTAGTTCATTGAGCTTATTGTTCCGTTTTCAAGGAGAAATCCAAGAAATTTACAGATTACGCTATCATCGGAGACGATGTAGTAATCTGGGATCGACAAGTTGCTAAAGCATATAAAGAAATCTTAACAATTCTTGGAATTGAGATTTCTAAAGCTAAAAGCTATCGAGATTACGGATTGGCGGAATTTGCTAAGGGTTATTACCGTAAAGGTCATAACTTAAAGCCTATTTCACCTGATTTGTTGCTCTGGAGCAATCTGGAGGGTGCAGGAAAATTAGTTGGTTTAATCGACGAGTTAAAGTTTAAAAGCTTCTTTCTCAACGAGTCCGATATTCACTCACTATACCCCGTGAGCAATGTCGAATTTTCCACTATTTTGGTATTACTGAAGAAGGATCAATGGCTGTTTGACTCACCGAAAGTGGGTCATCCTAACCTTTGATACCGTCTGGCTGTCATCAGGATTAACTCTGGTATGCGTTCCTTGAAACCGGATCGTATACATTCTCTTACGAGTAAGTGAGTTGTCCAAAACCGAGAAATATATGGAGGTGAAAATTACACATCCCCATATATAGCAGTTGGTATCCAAAATTCAAATTGGCTACCTCCTGTAATATTTCCTTCCGATGAAGTAACAAACTCATCGTTGGAGATATTGCTTGGTGATGACTTTATAGCATGGGACCCTGTCTGCTGACCGGTAGGTCTATCAAACTTACTGGATAAAGCCTTAAATGTAGGCCTGTCTTACTCTGATTTAGAACTAGTTACTTCGGTTTCCGAAAGGAGGCCTAAGTTTCGAACCTCTAAATCGTTTAAGAGCCTTCGTAAGATTGACTTCTGCGTACACAATTTTATAGGGGGTAATTACAAAGCACTTTATCCAGCATTTATTATGCCAGATGATGCGAATGGAAAATTCCCTTTAAAAGAGTTACAGAAATAGTAGGGCTAGCTAATTACCTTCGGGTGATTACTAGTCTTGGTAAATGGCGTCTTCGGATACCAATTATCAAAACTGATGGGGGGGTAATCTCATCAGACTTATCCTAGCGGATAAGTGTGCTTCTTTTCTACGT